TCAGTACCTGGGCTGTTAAATAAAGATACCGCAGGCGCATTGGTTGGCGGCTTAACAATAAGATTTAAATCTTCAGTTGTTATTTGATCTACACCAGCAATGGGTGTAGGGTATTCTCTGTTTATGTTTATCTTTCTTGGAGGGTTTAAGTTATCTGTAAAAATTAACAAATCATTAACCAAAGCCACGCCAGTGATAAGGTTTTTCTTATTGAAGTTTAAAACTGTAGTTGAAACAACATGATGTGTGAATAGAGAGTTTCTTACATTGTATGATACTATCATGTCATAATCATCAGAAGCCACAAACCAATATAAAACTTCATTAGTTCCATCTTCATATGCTCCGATAGTTCTTGGATTTTGTAATGCTATCCCATTATATTCACCAGCGTCAACAAGTAAAGTGTTTCCTTTTGAGTTCTCTACTGAACCTATCTCTGTATCTTCAGTTGAACCTAGTCTAACATTTACCGCATCAATATATTCTCCAGGGCGAACAAGTCTTTCGTCTACAGATTTGTTCATTCTCCCTAATACAAAATTAGAAGATAGTTTCATTTATTTTATTATTTTTTGCTGACCTCTTAAATTCATTAATAATCTACCTGGATGTATGTTGCTAAGTCTTAGTTTTGAGTTTCTAAGCAACGCTGATTTTTCCTTTCTAGATCTTTGTACGATGTATTCTTGAACACCTAATTTATTGCTTAGTATCATGTATTTGATGTGGGCGTAAACGTATTCTTCAAATAACTTATTAACACCTACTTTATCATCATTTGGTATAACCTTGTATCCACCGTTTCCGTCTGATACATATTCATATTCATGCATACCATCTGATACATACTCTAGTACTATGGATTCTCCAGCTACACCAGAGCTAAAGTTTATAACACCACCAGCCTTATCGATCTTGAAAGTTGGGTTTTGGTTTGCTGTTTCCGTATTAAGTCCGTATCTAGCTCCAATAGGATACTCAAAGTACCAATCCCCATCACAGCAGTATCCTTCAACTCCGTAGTATGGACTACCTTCGTTTAGGTATATGCTTGGTGTTTTTTTATCCAATCTGTATCTATCAACCAAAGAGCTGTAATCCGAAGGAAGAAGTATATCTCCTTTGTGATCAAATAAAATTCTACAATTATTATCTTGAAGATAAGATTTAGCCCAATTGGTTTGAATGTTTTCAGTCAAAGGTAAAAGCACTCCATTTTTAAACATAGACATTCTAACCCAATTAACATAATCTGGAGGCAATACAAATCTAAGGTTATCACAAACATCTAGTTGTAATACCTTGGTTTCCTTAAGAGCATCGTAATTTAGTTCTTGTATTGCTCGTTTAGCAAAGAAAGTAACCTTATTTCTATCAATGTTATTGATAAGTTCATGATTACCTTGATACATTAACATAAAGTTGTTCACTATGTCTTTCAAAGAAACATACTGGTAACTTCCCCAATTTTCATCTTCTGGAACATTACCATTGTTTTCGTAGTATTGATATCCTGTTAAGTATGCCATCTTATCTTATTTCTTCATTGTTTTGTTCAACTTGTTCGTTTTGAGCGTAAGTGTAAATCTCATTCTCTCTAATCGAAACTCCTGCGTATTGTAATATTTTGTAAGCCACGTTTATCATATCACTTTTAGGCAGCTCAAAGTCTTGAAAGTCTGCTTGACTAGGATTAAATATAGGTTCTCCACCAACTAAAATTTCAAAAGTCCATTTAGGATCTTTAGGATATCTAACATAATTAGCCATAACTTGAGTAGCACCAGTGATAGTCTCTGGGTAAACAGTGACTGTATTGCCTATCTCGCTTGAAGTAGCACCGCCTAATACATAAGCTGGAAATATCGTGCTAGGAGCTGTAAGATTAGACATGTTAAGCATTGTAATTTTCGCTTGAGATACTCTTTCAATTTCTGTCGTTCCATTGTAAATAAGCGTATTTATTAAATAATAATCACTTGGTAATGAATAAGTATTGCTGCCAGTATTGGTTAGCGTAGCAACGCTAGAAAAGCTGTCTATCACTTCTTCATATCCTTTCTTGATATCAGCGTATCCGCTTCCAGATGATCTTAGATTTTCTTTTGTTATTTGTGAGTTGTAAAAATAAAAGTAATCCTCAAATATATCTAATTGAGCTTGTTGTGCATATAGGTTAAAATCTCCTGGAGATATGTATCCGTAATTATTTTTATTGATTACAGCAAGTACTATGTTTCTTACTTCATTTATCATTTTATAAATGTTTTTACAAAGATAAACAAAAAAAAGCACCCTAATTTTTTAGAGTGCCTTTTCAACTGAGAACAATAAAAACGAGAGAAATTTATTCTGATAATCTACTATCTAGTAGTTTGTAAGTTTCAAGTCCATCTTCAGAGTTCAAGTATGAAGCCACGATAAAAACCGGATCTTCTCCAAAAGGAACTGTTAGAAGTTTTGACTTGTTATCTTTTAAGTTGAAATAAACGTCTTTGCCTTTGTTACGCATACCAAGTAATGAAGCTTCAAAGCATCTTACAGCCATGTTCTGAATCTTAACCATTGGATCATCTATGGCTTCTAAGAACTCTCTAGGACTTCTTTTAGCGTAAAGTAGGATATCTCTTTTTAATTCAGCACTAGATAATTTGTCTACCTTTAATCCTAGCATAACTCTGCCTAGGTTTTCCATAATAGATATACTAAGTCCTTTTGCTGCAATTAAAGCGTCTACTTCGTAGTTTATAGTTTCTAAATCATCTTGAGCATCTTGCTCTTTGTCTACTTCAACAAATTTCTTTCCGTTATCTGGGTGTAACGACAAAAATTCTTGAAGCACTGGATTTTCTTTTGGCACTCTTAAGAAGCCATCTTCAAATACTATAGGTTCCATGATAAGATTTCCATCTTGTTCATCTTCAAATGGACTCTTTTGGTTTTTAGCATAACGAAGAGCTCTGTTTTGAGTTCCGTCAAAATAATATAAAGGTTTTTTTCTTTTATTGCGAGAAGCAATAACGTAGCTAAGAGGTGCTACTTCTCTTTTTAGTTTGTATACTTTGTCAGTAATTGTTACTTGATTTTTCATTTCATTTAAATTAAAGTTAAAAAAAAGGGAGGCTACTCAGAGTGCGTTTGCATGCATGCCTTTCGCCTCCCTATATTTAGGTTAAATATCTACTATGCAGTAAATAAGAAGAAGTTGTTAGCTCCTAGTACACAAAGTGCTCTTTCTGATAAGAAATTCACTTCCATTGCATCTAAGTCGCTAGTCGCAGCACCACCAGCAGAACCAGTGATCCAAGACTTGTAACGTCTATCTTCTGTTTGAGAAGCACGATATCTAACGTGTAAGAAAGGTCTCTTAGCGTTTTTACCAAGAACCTGATCGTATACACTTGTAGATCCAGCTGGTACTAAAATACCATTTACAGAGTCAGAAGATAATCCGCCTCTCATTGTTGGATCGTTTAAGTATTTCCAATCAGACTTGTAGAAGTCATATCCTCTACGGAATCCTGTGAAACCTAAGTTAAGAGCCATTTCTTCATCGTTATCGAAAAGACCATATGAAGTACCGTTTGCTCCGTAAGAGTTTTGAGCAGCTAACATATCGTCAATGTCGAATCCGAAATCTCTGTTTAAGAAGATAACATTTTCTTCAATAGCTCCTTGCTTGTCAAGTCTATCGATAATGCTATCGAAATCTCCAAGAGCATCTGGATTTCCACCAGCCCAAACGTTTCCTCTGTTTTCTACTTCGTAGAAAAGACCTTTAGATCCACCTTCTCCAGCTGCACCACTTCCTAGTACAGTTGCAGCACCAGAACCTACTTCAGCAGGTACGGCTTCGATCATAGCTGTTTCTAAATAGTCGTCAAAACGTAAACGAGTTTCATGCTCAGACTTTAGATACCAAAGGTATCCAGTTGCGCCATTTTCAGTTGTTACTTCGATCCATCCGATTTGAGCCATATCAGAACCTGATACTGAGTACTTGTCTTTGATGATAATTGGCTTGTTGTCGAAGATGAAATCATCAGACTCTAAAGATCCAACCATTCCGTTAGTTCCTTTTTTGAATTCAGAACCATAGATAAATACAGTTACATCAGAGTTTCCTACTCCAGTACCAGCAGTAACTAAACCACCAGCTTCATAGAAAGATACTGTAAATTGATCGTTTGCAGTATCAACTGCAGTAACGATACCTTTGTTTTGTCCAGTACCACCGTTTTGGTTGATAACTAAAGTTTGACCTACTCTAATAGCGATACTTCCAGTACCTGGATTTAGAGTGTCATTCACTTGGAAAGTAGCTGTATCAGCGTTTACTATCGCTGCAGTACCAACTTGAGTGTATTTTGTGTGTAATCTACCTTGCTCAGCCCATTTGATAAGGTCAGAGTTGGTAGGCATTTCAGCACTAACTAATCTTAGGAAAGAAGAGATAGTACGGTTTCCATATCTCTCGAATTCTTTTTCGTAAGTATCTGGTAGATACTGGTTTAAGAAATCGAAATTAGTGATATAGTTTGAGGATAGTGCGACTTGTTCCGCTGACGGCTGTAAGTCGAATCCTGGGGTTGCTTGAACAGATCCTGCCATAATTTCTAATTTTTAAAATTTTTTAATTCTTTTTTTTAATACTTCTAATTTTTAAGCCTTTACCTGAATCCTGGTTTAGTGCTCTTATTTTCACACCTGCTTTTGGAGTAGATTGTGGAGATTGTCGTATATCCATATTAATGTTTTTACTTTTTCTGGATACATCTTCCACAGCTTCTGAAGCTCCTAGCTCGTAAAAAAACTTAGCGAACTTTTCTGGATTACTTGCTATAGACAAGGCTCTATGATATTGACTTGCATCTTTTAAGAAGCCTTCATCGTTTAGATGTTTTGAAATAAATGAATTAATATCATTCTTTCTTAACTGATCTACTGAACCTGGAGAGTAAACTACATTTTTATTGTCATTGACTTTAAATTCAAAACCTTTGAAAGAGTCGTTAAACAATTCGTTAGTCTTCTCTGCATAGTATTCATTCTTCTTACGATTAAGCTCTTGCGCTGCATCAATATCTTTATTAGCATTAGAGTTTTTTGCAGACTTATTATCAACCCCTTCACTAACCCTTGACTCAAGTGGCTTTAGGTAAGTTTCTTTTAAGTCATTAAAATACTTCTTTGCTTTTGCAAGTTCTCTTTTTTTAGATAACTTCTTTGATTTAATATCAGATGTTTCATCTAGATCTTCGTCAAAAGAAAATTTATCTTCCAATATAAAAGAAACGTCATCATCCTCTAGGTCTGGTTCCATTTCCTTATAATAATCAAACAAAAGTTTTTCTGGATCAGCTTTACTATAATCAGTGTTGATTTTAATAAAATCATCCAAACCCCTTCCAGTGTCTTTCTTAAACTTTAAAAAAGCAGATACATCTTCTGGAAGTTCTTCTGTTTGTTCTTGCTCTACAACGAGGTCGTCAATTGAATTGATTTCCTTGTTGTATCTATTTTTAATAAACGAAAGAACGTCTTCCTCGTTTAACTCTGAGGATTGAGTTTGTGTTTCTGTTTCCTGCTGTACGTATTCTTGGACTTCCTCGGTGGCGGCACTCTCAGTGCTTGATTCCACTTCTGTCTCTCCAGTACTTGCAACTTCAGTGCTTTCTTCATTGGTTTGAGTTTCTTGTTCGTGCTTTTCAAGCAACTCACTTTCAACTTCTTGAACAGACTTTTCTCCATTGCTGTCTACAGCTCTTACTTTAATTTCCATTTGATTTAAATTTTTACAAAGTTATACAAAATTTTCAAGACTTTTTTAAGCTATTATCTAGGCTCAAACTCTGATAAGTCAAATCCATCTAAAGTATCTTCATTAGACTCAAAGTTTTGCGGTGGCATTCCATATTGTCTTTGTTGAATTAATTTAGATTGTTGTGTATTTTGTTGGCTAATTCTTTCAGACTTAGCATTTTCTCTAGATTGCTCTCTCATGTTCAAGTTCTTTTCATCCACACCTCTTATAGCCATGTTGTACTGGAACTCTTGTTGCATTAATTGAGCTTTAAGCTGAGCTTCGTTTTTCATTTTTTCAATTTCAAATGCTACTTCTGCCTGTTTTTCTTGCATCTTCATTTGACCTTCTACTTGAATTCTTTGCATAGCAGCTTCTGAAGCCATCTGTTGAGTTTGCATATTACCTTGAATTTGCATTTGCTGTTTAAGCATTTCTCTCTTTTCGTCAGCTTGTTGTTTCTTTTGTCTTTTGATTTTAAGAAGCTGGTTAGCCATTTTAATATTATGGACTTCTCTAATGTCAATAGCATCTTCTAGGCTAATATCATTTTTAGATAATGCCATTTGTATATTGGCTTCAAGCTGAGCTTTTTCTTCTTCATCTGGAGCTACTTGTATAAATATGCCGAAGTCATATAAATAAAGATCCTTCATCGCATCTAAAAGAGCTACATTGTATTTACCTATTTGCATAGCAAACTCTTCTGCAAAGTCAGCATACTCTAGTATGTCTGAAACTCTACAAGATAAAGCTTCTGCCAAGGTTCTGGTTAAATATAAGCTTGCATCTAAAACGTGTCTTGTTGCTGTGTTTGAATTTGCAGCAGCTAGTTTTTGTACGCCAACCAATGCATCTGGAGAAGGTGTTGATCCGTCTCTTGCCTCATTTATACCTGTTACATCACGAAGCATATTCAGATAATGGTTGTAGTTATTTATAAGTGCTGCCATTTTTTGTGATCCTGTGTTGCCAACTAAAGGCTGGATAGGAACTCTAGCATTATTAAAGTCTCCGTCTTGAGTATAACTTCTACCTACTACACTACCAGTTTGGAAGTAAAGTCTAAGCGCATCTTCTGGATTGTATGATTGACCAGTCCCCATGTCAACTTCATTGAGTCCATCAGCATCTAAGTACACACCATCTGGAACCATTCTTGAAGTTACCTGTTGCATTTTTAAATGCGTTATTTGAATCTGATCTGCAAAAGGAATCATTCTTCTAACTAAAGACTCTACGTTTCCTTTATAAAGTCTTGGAGATACAGCAACATAATTTGGCACAGCGTGTTGAGTGGCTGATTTTGGTCTAACCATATTCTCAGACATTTGCCATTTGAGTATAATGTTGGTTCCCATAACCATAATCCCTTCATACCAAACATCAATATTTTTTTCTATACGCTCAAAGTTTCCTTCCTGCATTACCTCTTCTGGCGGATTAAACTGATCGTCTTTCTCTATAATTCTAGAGCCACCATTTTCTAGTATTTTTTTCTTGTATACAAACTTATTAGTTGTCTTGTAATTAAAGTAAAGAAGTGTAGCGGTATCTTTATTAAACATGCTGTCCTCATAAAAAGAAGCTGTATTAAAATACTGATACCAGTTTTGACTATACTTGCTTATTTCCTCTAATTGCTCGTTAGTTATTGTTGGATCTATTTTTACAAGCTCTGTGATTGGAACTGTTTTTATTTCACCCCAATAGAAACAATCTTTATAGTGAGGATCTTCAGTATAACTATGTACAACATTTATTGGATCCACATAATTAATACGCACTCCGTCACCCAATAAAAATTCATGTTTAACCATAGCTGTACCTAAAACAGCTAAATCATAGTCACATCGCTTTCTAACATCTTGATAGTGGTTCTCGTCAAATAATGTATTTATAGCTTCCTCTTCAGCTATCTCCATAGCTGGTTTATAATTAAGCTGCATGTAGAGGTTCAATTCATCAGCAGAATTAGGAAGTTCTTCTGGATCTCCAGCAAAAGGATCAACCTGGAAGTCTTCAGATATTTGTAAAAGTAAGTCTTTCGCAACCATCTGTCCTTCTATTTGTTCTTGGAACTCATTTCTTTGTTCCGCAGAAAGAGCATCTTGAGCATAAGCTTTTACATTAAAAAGCCTATCAGACATTCCATTAACTATGATGTCTACAAACTTTGGTATGATTGGTACTGGTGTCCAATCCAAATTTAAATAAGACAAGTCTCCATCTATTGCTAATTCGTTTTTATACTTTTGAACCGACTGTTCGCCTCTAGCGTATAATCTAAGTCGAAAGTATTCCTCATATCTAGAATAAAATCTACAGTTTCCACCATCTTTTCTGAACCACTCATATTGTATGGCTTGACCTATCTGAAGCCCATATTCCATAGTTTTTTTCTCGGAGTCAGAAGCAAACTGTGTTGGAAAGTAGTTTTCTGATATGTTTATTTTAACATCTTTCATTTATTATGTTATTATTTGACTTATAGAACCTCTATTGTTGTATCTTGCAAAGTTAATCTTTATTTTTGACTCTTTTTTCTGGGGTGTATATAAATGCTTTTGACATGCCATTATAGCTAGACCAGAACTAATTGAGGCATCAAACTTAGTTCGGTTGTTTATATCAAACCTAGCCCAATCATTTAGAGTTCTTGTAAAATACATAGAACCCATTTCATCTGCATCCCTATGATTATTATCTAAATCCAAGCCTACATGCTTTTCTATATAAGACTCAATAGCAGCTGCGTGAGCTTGCTTTACGTCTTGAGAAGTATTAGGTATACCTCCTAGCTCTTTTTCCGTTGTAGATAGCTTATTAAAGCCCTTATCTGGTCTATTCATGCTAAAAGGTCTGTACCCTCTGTTCTTTATATGATATAAGAGTCTAGGTTTGTTATTCTCCACAAGTATAGGCATTCCATAAAACACACAAGCCATCAGTACATCTTCAAAAAATATCTCCGCTGTTTGAGGTCTGGCTATATATTCTAAAAAGAATTCATTACTTGGAGCATCATCCATATTGAATTTTGTAAGTCCATGCAAAGCACCGTTTGATCCTACGCCACCTACAGTTCCAGATATATCATAACTATCACAACCAAAAGCTCCTATATGTTCGTTGCCAGGATACTTTCTGCCATTCTTAATATAATAATTATTTTGCAGATTAACATTAGGTATCCAAGACACTATAAACCTACCTCTGTCATTTGGAGTCCAAACCACTTTAGAGTCTTTTATTCCGTCTTTCCAACTAAAAGAACCTCTAGTTAGTACATGGGATTTTATAAGTGAATCGTTATAATCTATTTGTTGGTATATTTTAGTTAGGTTGAACAAAGATTGTTTTGACTCGTCTCTAAATGCGTGAGACTCAGTTCTAGGGAACTGTCTATAGTATTCATTAAGTGCGTCTGGATCATTCTTTAAAGAATCAACTTCAGCTTCCCAATAATCAATAGCTCCCTGATCAATCATTTCTCCATCTACTCCCATCACTGGTTTCTCTGGAGTTCTAAGCACCGGGTGTCCGTAAACATCTATAAAGCCTTCCATATTGAATTCCATAGGAATAAACAAAGCATATAATCCGCTTTTGGTTTGACCGTTTGCGCTTCTTTTATTTACATCAGAGTCTCGGTATAACTTTTTAAAAGACTCACCGCCTTTATCTAAAGCGTTTGATGTAGATCCCATCATGCATTTTCCGATTATCTTTCTACCTAACCTAAGACAAGTCTTGGTTATTCTCCAGTTATTTTGTATATTGTTTGGCTTAAGCCATTTTCCTGATTCGTCATGAACAAGGAGCTGCAGCTTTTCGCCATCATATGAGTTGTCGTCTGTATTCTTCCAATCTATACTTGTATCAAGTCCGTCTAGCTCGTCATTATGAACTTCATACATATTTTTCTTAGTAATTTTACTCGCTGGTATTCTGAATGCCAATTCTGTTTTTGGCTTGTCCATACCATCTTGAATAGGTTTAAAGAAAAAAGGATAATTGTTAAGAATAGGTACGACTTTATCAGTAAACATTTTTTTAGCATCGCTACCTGTTTTTGAGAGTATTCCTACCCTCGCATTTTTAGTTATCGTTCCGATGTTATCGCACTCTTCAGATGCCATATATGAAAATCCAGAACGTCTGATCTTCAAATAGTTCATTCCAAAGCTACGGTTATCGGCTTTACACGCTTCCCAAAAAAGATAAAGTATTCTGTTAGCTTCTCTAAAATCTGGATATCCAATGTCTATCTTTGTCCATTGACAATACATATAATGTGAACCTGTCACGTATGTAGGTTTTCCGTTATTGCTGAACCAATAGCCCTGCTCTCTTTTATCGAACTCCGACTCTATATAATTAATCCATTGATTTTTAAATGAAGAAGGCATTTCGTTCCACTGGAATATAGTCTTGATTTTCTCTAGTGGTTTTGGTAATTCCTTTCTTTCCCAATATTGTTTTTCTTTTCTGCTATCTCTTTTGTAAGCATTACCTTCATGATAAGGAAGTGCAACGTAAAGTCCTTGTATTTTATATACGTCTCCTATCTTACCTGTCTTGGATATAACAACCATATCATACTTTTCATCATATCCGTATTTCCAACTTCTTGCATGATTTCTCCTGCGTAAAGTCGGTTTTGATACGTGATCGTATGATATCTCATACAGTTTATTTTGATCTTCTTTCTGCAAATCCCTGAAGGCTTTTTGTTTTATCGTTAGAATTGTTTTCTTCTAATATGTTTTTTTCTGTTTCAATTCTAGCTAATATTTCAAACGCATCGAATATCGCTAGTTTCTTAGTTGCTGCGGCATTTTTCAATCTGTCTGCAGCTAGTTCATCATCTGGATCAGGTTTTATTATTTTCTCTTCTGCAACTTTTATTAGCTGCTTTACAGCTTTATAACCTGCATCAATGATGTTTATTCTTATTTCTTTTGAGTCCATTATAATTTTATGCAAATGTTTTTACTTCTTACTCTGTAAAGTTTTTGGTCTTCTATAACAAACTCATATTCTGAATCTGGTGTAAATCCAACCTCATCGCCTACATTTAAATTATATTTACTTAATTTAGGATCAATGTACTTTATGATTCCAGTTAAGTCTTCTTCTGAGTTCATCTTTGTATAAATAGACTCTTTAGCTTTCACTGGCTCTATAAAACAAAACGATCCATTTACCTCCCAACCTTTATCAGACTTATATAAGTAAAATTGATTGTCTTCTATAAAAAACAAATCGTCTTTCAAAAAAGACCTTCCGCTTTTTTCTCTACCTTTCATGTCGTAGTAGTACTTAAACACATTGTGGTGCACCACTAAAACATCACCAGGCTTTATATCGCCCTTATAATCTATAGGCGTTGAAACAACTTCTGCGAATCTATTAGACACTGTGTAATCTTCAACAGATACACTTGTTATAAATTCAGTTCCGTTTATTTCTTTTACAGAGTCATACCTTCTACCATTGAGAGGTTTGACTATAAAGTAAAATGGAGATTTCATTAAAAATTTATATTATATTCTATTATTATTGGCATTTGACTATTAAATTCTTTCCATAGCAAAATTTCCCCAACCTTACTTTCTATCCATATTTTTATAGAATCAGATTTCAAGTCTTGTTTAATCAAATGAATAAAGTAGTTTCCTCCTAAAACTTCTTGATTTACTATATAGTGCATTGCACTGTTTTTATAATCAGCACCAACTGATATTTTTCTTATGTCCATTAGATTTTAATTTTTAATATTCTTAACCTTTTCAAATCCTCTAGATCCAAAGTACGCCACATAGATAGTTACTAATAATGTTTTTAGTAGCTCTACCCATGCACCATCTATGTCAAAAGCGATATCAAGCGAGTCAAGAATTATATATAAAGTTGTAATAACCGTTAAATAAATTAACGTTAAAGGTCTTGTGTTTTTTGAAAGCCAAGAGTCTGAGTTCATATCAGCTTGCCATCTTTGAGATACACTTTCCATTTCAAGCATATCTAATTCTAAAAGTTTCAATGCAGTCTCTTTGTCTTCTGGTGTTAATTTGGTATCACCTTTTATTAGGTTTTTCACAACACCAAAAATACCTTTATCTGGTAATACATCACCTATGGTATCTACTACACCAGACTTACCAATTAAGAACTTGCCTACTTTAGTGTCTTTAAATTTTTTCTTTGGCTTTGTACTCATATTAAATTTTTATATTCATCAAATGCATTGAAACTAGGGCACGCTTTATCTGAAAAGTCTCTGTGACCATAAGTTATGCATTCTGGAAATGTTTTATGTAATATTCTAAGAAGCTCTAAAAGTGTTGCTTTCTGAGCATTTGTTCTGGTGTCCTTCGGGTGCATATTCGCATCACATCCTCCAATGTAACAAATTCCTATGCTAGATTTATTTTCCCCTCTTGTGTGAGCTCCAGACTTTTCAATTGGTCTTCCAAGATGTATTCTACCCTCTAAGTCTACGACATAATGATATCCCACATCTGACCAATTATTTTCTTCGACATGCCATTTTCTAATAGTGTCAATAGATATATCCTGTCCTTCTCTTGTAGCTGAACAATGGATAATAAACTTGTCAATTTTTCTCATTATTTAATTGATTTACTAGCTCCTGAATCTCTTCATTGCTAAAATTTAATTTAAAAGATAAATCAGCAGACCTAATATATCTTCTTACATTGTTCTTGTATATTATAATGCAAGGCACTTTTTGTATTACTTTTCTGACTGAAGGTGGCTGATCTCCTAGCCAGCTGTATATAATTCTACAGTTATCTAGTTCTTTTATGCTTAATGAATTGTGTTTATTCCATTTAGTATTTATGTGTAGAACTACAATGTTTTTGACTTCATTATTATTTGGTTTTAAAACCTCTGAAGTTGCTCTACCTAAAGATAAAGTTATTAGTAAAAATAATATGGAAACTACAGCTTTCATCTTTTTAATTCATATAATCTCTCTTCTATTATTTCTAGTTTTTTGAAGTTTTTCTGAATCAAATCCCTGTTGTTCATAATCTCAGATCGAATCGCATTGTCTTTTAAATCATATTCTTCTCTAGATATAACTGGAATTGGTTCTTCCATTGCTTGAGCCACCTCTGCTTTTAATGAAAAATAAAAACCAGTAATGCTAACTAATGTGATTCCTATTGTTACCAGTGTTTCTGTTGATAATGTAAACTTAGTGTCTTTACTGATCTCCATTTTCTTGAGGATTTACTATTTCATAAGTTACTTCTAAATTTCTTAAATATGTTGTTGTCTGAACCCAATCCATTTTATGTTATTTTTACTCTAACGTTTGTACCAACTCTATAAAGTGAACCAATTGGGAAGCTGGTATCACCACTAGCAGCAGCATCACTAGCATAACTTGGTAGCCCAGGCATAAATATTTTAGTAGAAGAACCTCCTAAAGCTATTTGGTCAGAGCCTAAATCTGAAGGTGTTGTAGCATCTTTACCAAGTGCTATTGAATCTATTTGAGATGCTGCTGCAGTATTTCCAATTGCTACTGAATCGTTACCACTTGCTGTAGCACTACTTCCCATAGCTATTGATCTGTCTCCACTAGCTACAGCAGATAATGTTGCTGCAAAAGAATTAGCTCCACTTGCTGTTGTAGTATTACCAGTTGCAGTAGAATAAGCACCACTTGCTATAGTGTCATGTCCAGTTGCTAGTGAATTAGATCCACTTGCTTGAGTGTTGTCTCCAATCGCAACGGAAGCAAAAGCACTAGCGGTTGAGTTTATACCCATTGCAATTGTGGTTTGATTACTTGCTGTTGTTTGTAATCCAGTTGCTAGTGACCAATTACCACTTGCTATTGTGTTTTCTCCTAAAGCTATAGAGTCTGGTGCGTTTGCTTCTGCGTTAGCACCCAAAGCTATAGAGTCTTGACCAGAAGCTGTGGCTCCATTACCCATAGCTATAGACCTAGTTCCGCTTGCTGTTGAAGAAGTTATCGCTGCAAAAGAATCAGCTCCGCTTGCTTCTGTATTGTTGTTTAGTGCTATAGAATTATCGCCTCTAGCTTTAGTTGACGTTCCAGCTGCAAATGCTCCAGATGCAAACGCTCTTGTTTGATATCCAAATGCTGTGGATCCGAATGACTCATCGGAATCAAAAATATATACTTCACTAGCTGAAGTTAAAGTTTGAGCTGAG